TTATCTGCCTTCGTGGCCATCTTCATGCGCTCCCGTTAGGTTGCTGGTGTGTGGGGGCTAGGCCCAGACGTAGCCTTCGGTCGGAACGTCCGCGGTTCGTTCTGCGTCCTTTATGTCGTCGGCGCGAATGACATGGACGGTCGGCTGTGCTAGGTATTCTTCGAGCGAGATAACCGCGTCGTGGTACTTGTTCGGACGCTCGACATAGGCGTCGCCAACGTACTCACAATGGCGGTGATAGGCCGTGAGCTGAGCGATATCGTCCTCAGTGTCGAGGGCGTAGTCGTTGCCGCAGCAGGTGCAGGTTACGCGGTCCGGGTTGCGCCCGAAGCGGTTATAGAACACCGCTCGTGCCTCATCCTCAGAAGCCTCGATGTAGAGGTGGCTGATGGGGATATCGCCGTCCTTCGGACGCCACGACGAACCGTCGTCATCGACCGTGCCGTCGGCGTGCCGCCACAGCTTGTTGCCGCCGCCCGAGTGCATATCCATGAAGCTCGTCCAAGGCATTTCCCCAATTCCCTTTCATCATCTAGGTTTGTGTGTTTGCCGGGATGCGATCCCGTGATCAGGCGGTTGCCGCCTCAAGCCATTCGTCGCTGTTGAAGTCGTCGGACCATGAGGCCAGCCACCGTTCGACCTCTTCCTCTTCGGCTTGTGCGTCGAAGATGGCTTCCTGTTCTTCGGTGATCTCGCGGAGGAGGGCGTAGTTGCGGGGCAGGGCGGGGAGCACGGCGCTCACCAGTCGCCCGCAAACATCAGGCGCTCGGAACGCTCTTCCGCGCGGAAGTCGGCGTTGACCTTTGCCCACGAGCGCCGAAGCGCGACGCTCGGCTCGACGCCTTCGTAGATGTCGCCAACCTCGTCGATGACTGCCAGCCATTCGGCATCCGTCAGGTTCCAGTCGTCATCGTGGAAACAGCCGAGGTCCTTGATGCCGATGCCGGACGCCTTGGCGTTCATGGCCACATCGAGGGCAATGGTCGAAAGTTCTGCTGGGGTCTTGGTCGTGTTGCTCATTGCGTATGCTCCCGTTGCTCTGATGACCATTACCTATATCACGCGGCGTGAATACACAAGAGAAAAACATCACGCAGCGTGAAAAAAGTTTTGGACGGCCAAACGAGCTGCGCCGGTTGGGCGCTTCGGGCGTAATGGTGGGTTTTGCGGCAAAGACCTGCGGGAGTCCGACGGTGTGTCTGACCAATGGTGTGCTAGCTTATGTTAGCCGGGAGGGATTCCCGCCTGTCCTCAAAGATATTGACTCACAGGGCGTGAAGGATCAAATTCCTATCGATAGGACAGAAAGCCGAAAGCAAGGGGGATGCTGTGAGCGGCGCAGATCATTTGAGACGGTTAGCCTTGCAGATCGCAGCGCAACTGCCTGAGGACCAGACAGAGGCGCATTACGTCTTGGAAACGGCGACGGATTTGATCGACCACCTAGGCCACGCGCCTAGGCTCGTTCGCCTGTCCGACGCTCAGCAGCATCAAATTCTGAGATTAGTGCCAAGAGACGAGCTGACAAGCCGCCTCGGTCCCCCAGGTACAACCAGTCCAAAGTAACGCCCGTCTTAGCGACGATCAGGAACGCCTTCTCGAGTTCGGGGCGGCGAAACCCCTTCTCGTAATTGGCGAGCGAGGGCTGGGAAATATCGACCAGCTTGGCGAATGAGCTTTGGTTGTGACCGAGCGCTTCGCGGAGCATCACGATCCGCTTACCGATATCCTCTGTGGATTTCCCGCCGTCGGCCATGCCTACGGTATGCCATTTTCAGCCGCCCAAAAATATTCACGCATCACGGCTTGAAATATCTTCACGCTGCGTGATATGACAGGTCATGTCTGACGCGAACTCCCCCATTGAAAAGGCAATCGAGGCGCTAGGCGGGCCCACCAAGGCAGCTACCGCACTCGGGCTGTCCAACCCCAGCGTGATCCTCAACTGGCGCAAGCGCGGGCAGGTGCCTGCCGACAAGGTGCTGGCGGTTGAGGAGGCAAGCGGCATCAGCCGCCACGAGCTGCGCCCGGATGTGTTCGGCGCGGCAGAGGCGAGCGCTGCATGAGCAAGTTCGTCTATTTCATGCGCCCCGTTGGCATGACGACGCCCGTGAAGATTGGCTGTTCGGATATGCCGATGCAGCGGCTCGCGGCTTTGTCGTGCTGGTCGCCATTCCCGCTTGAGATAGTTGCCACCATCCCCGGCAACTTCGTCCTTGAGCGCAATATCCATGCATGCCTGTGGGACATGCACTCGCACCGCGAGTGGTTCAATGACGACGGGCGTATCGCGGCCATCATCGACAAGCTGCTCGCAGGTGTCCCGATCCACAAGGCGATGGACCTCAGTGCGCGCATCCGGAGAAGCGCGAACGGCAATCACTGGAAGCAGCGTCCTGAGACAAAAAAGCGTTGCAGCTATGCGATGCGGGTCAGTTGGGCTGACCGCAAGTTCGATACGCCGGAGCACTACTACACCGTCCCCGATGACATAAAGGCCATCGTCAACTCTTGGCGTACGTATGGGTATGGCGCGAAGGGCCGCGTGCCCACGGCAGAGGACTACGCCAAGCTCGACGCCTTCCTGGCTGACCCACTGCCGCGCATGACGCGGCATGAGCGGTCGCCAATGCGGAAGGCCGCATAGATGCCCGATCAGCTTACCCAATGGGCTCGCAGCCTGTTCCCGAACATCAGCAACCCCGCCAGTGCGGGCAACATATCGACGGCAGCACGGATGGACGTGCCCCTGAGTTACGAGGCGAAGCTGGCACTGCTGGTTGGTGCTGTGGAGGCCGAGATAAGGGAAGCCCAGCCAGCGGGTACTCAAGCCCCGCCCGTCGATACCTCCCCGGCCCCTGACTTCCGCTATCGGCCTGTCACAACCAGTGTTCGGAGGCGCGGATGAGCGGGATACCGGCATGGGCCACTCCGGGCAGAAAAGTCGTTTGCGTCGGCTCCCCGTCGGGGTCGGTGAAGCGTCTCCCGCCTGTCGGGATCACTTGCCCCGAGGTCGGCACAGTTTACACCATTCGGCGCGCAGAAACGTCGGGAGGCGAGGTCGGTCTGTATCTGGACGAGATCGTCAACCGGACGCTGCCAAATGGCTATGAGCCTGGATGGCTGATCCACGGCTTCCGTCCGGCGGTCGAGCCGAAGACCGAGGCTGAAGATGCGGCGCTGTTCCATGACATCGCCCGTCAGAAGCTCCCGGAGGTCGTGTAATGCGTGCCTCCCACGATCATCAAAGGACTGCGGGACGCCGGGCTCGGGTAAGCCCTGTTTTGGCGGCGGGGAGCGCCCCGCATTCCGTTGTCGATCACAAGTCTCAGATGGGCCGTAGTACTCGCCCGCGCAATTCCTCCATGCGCTGGCATTTTCACAGCACGGCCCCAACTTGCCGTGGCCTTCACTGTGCCACGGCCCTTTCCATTCGGTTTGCCGGGGCGACCCTCCGCCGGCAAGGCGGGCTGACGCTCCCCTCCCTTCGTCGGCCCGCCAGCCATTCCCATGCCGCCCGTGGTGGGCTGCATCGAAGCCGTAGCTTCGCCGCTTCCGGCTTCGTTCCAATTCGCCGCTGTGCCTTGGCGCGCGGCCCGCAATTCTGCCTCCCTGAGCACAGCACACGCCAATGTTCCGATGCTCTTGAAGGCCACTTCGTGCGTCCTTTCCTGGACTCTCGTTCTGATGACCAGAACCGTGACACAGGATCGGATGAAGCATGTTCAAGAAATCCAGTAATGAGGTTCAGCCAATGACCCTTGAGGTGGCGTCTGACTATGCCCGGCAGCTTGTCGAGCTAGAGGCTCGGGGGCGCGGGGACACAGAGGGAGCGTTGTTCCGTTTGGAGCAGCGATATGGGCTCGGCCCCAACCAAGTCATGCACTTGGCATCGGGCAGGGCGAAGTCGTGCGACGTGTCGCTCTTTGCGAGGCTCCGGCTGGCTTACCTCGATCTGTGTGCAGCCCAAGTGCGGAAGCTGCAACTCAAGATCGCAACGGAAGAGGCCTTAGGCGATGTTTCTAATTCGGACCTTGCTGATCGCCTTAGAGCGATTGCTACGGAAATTGAAAGCAAGAAGGCGACGGTGAAATGACTGAGCCGTCGCAGCAATTGATCCAGGCGAGTTTCATCTATGATGCCGAGCGCGGACGGCTTGTCTGGCGCGCACGTCCGCGCAGTGACTTCGCTACCACGAACGCATGGAGCGTCTGGAACACGAAGCACGCCGGAACCGATGCGGGCTGGATCGAAACTAAGGGCTATCGCGTCATCCGCTTTGCCGGGAAATGCCGCAAGGCGAGCCGTCTGATCTGGAAGCTGCACTACGGCACTGACCCGGATCGCATCGACCACATCAACGGGCGCACCTACGACGATCGCATCGCGAACCTCCGCGACGTGTCGCAGGCAGTCAATAGCCAGAATAAGGCGCGTCAGAGGAACAACAGGAGCGGCGTGTCAGGTGTCTTCATGCAGCGCGGCCGCTGGGTCGCGCAAATCCAAGCTAGCGGCCTCAAGCGCTACCTCGGCAGCTTTCCAACGGTGAACGAGGCGAAGGCCGCTAGGAAGGCGGCAGAGGCCGCCTATGGCTTCCATTGCAACCACGGACGCGACGCGGATCGCACCGGAACTCGGGGAGAGTGACGATGGGCAATAAGGCCATTGCCAGCGTCAAGCGCGCCGGGAAGGCGCTCCCGCGCAAGTGGGAACCAAAGCCGAAGTTTGGCCCGCAGAGCACCAAGTCTCGGCGGCGGGCCGTTGTTCTCAACAAGCGCTGAAAGGACTGACCTATGGCTCTCACAACCTCTGACTACGCCACCGCTACCGCGAACAAACTGCCGCCGCGACAGGCGCCTGCCTTCACCGAGGCAACCGAGCGCGCCGAAGAGGAGGTGCGCGTCCTCCGTGCCCGCATCGAGTCTCTTGCCGATCGCCTCTGCGGCATGACCCCCGAGACGGGCGACGCCAGCGAGGGGCTCCGGGAAGTCCCTGCCGGAGTGTTCGACACAATCGTCTCGCATGGCCGCTCGATCAGCCAGAACGTCAGCCGCTCCCGCGAGGCTCTCGACCGCATTGAGCGCTCATTGCCGTGACCCCCGAACATTGGGCCATCGTCATCATAGCAGCAGTGCTCCTGATCGTCGTTGGCCTGATGGTGTCCCACGAGAAGCGTCATCGACTCTCACGCATCACTGATCTCAACCGAAGGACGGGCAAATGACTGACGAAGCAACAAGGGCGGAACGGAAACTGGCGGCGCTGCTGCTGACGAAGCTCGACATCGACGTTGAACCGGCGAAGCTGCGCGGCTTCATCAAGAGCGAGTGGCAGAACATCGCTCCACTGGCTCACATCGTACACGAAGCGCCTGACTATACCAAGTCGGGCACTACTTCCAGGCTGAACGATACGAGCAACACGGCCAACCGGGCCTAACCATCAAAGCAGGACATTTCGGGGGAAGAGGTAAATGGGGCACATTTCTGGAGAACGGCTGGCAACGATGCTGGCAGCGCTCACCGCGCCGAATGTTGGCATGGCGGTGTTGCAAGGCGACGACCTCGCCGACATCCGGACGGCACTCAACGAACTTGCCGAGCGACGCAACAGCGAAGCATGGAAGCCGATCAGCGAGGCTGACAAGGAGCACGGGAAGACGCTGCTACTGTGGGGCAGTCTCCAGCCAGAAGGGCCATGCGCGCAGTGGCTCGGAAGCTGGTTCCAAACCCGTGACGGCGACGGCTTCTGGCAAGTAAGCGCCATCCGAGTGTACCCAACTTTGTTCCGTGCCGCGCCGCTGCCGCCGGGTGCGCCATGAACTTCCATTGGCCCTGGCAAAAGCCCGAACCCGCAACCCGTTATGTCGTCGCCACTCGCCAGGAGAGCATGGCCGCACAGCGCCGCCGCACGGACGTGATGCTGCAACTGGCTGTGTACAACGCGACCATCCCATTCGAGCAGCGCAAGGCAGAGACAGAGGAATACTTCACTCAGGCAAGGAGGGTGAGGGGATGAGCAAGCTCAAAGTCCTTGACCTTTTCTCGGGCATTGGCGGCTTCAGCTTGGGGCTCGAGCGCACGGGCGGGTTTGAGACAGTGGCGTTCTGCGAGATCGATCCGTTCTGCCGGCGGGTTCTGGCGAAGCATTGGCCCGATGTCCCGTGCTTCGAAGACGTTACCACATTGCGAGGCGAAAGTGTCGGACCAGTTGATGTTATCTGCGGAGGATTTCCCTGTCAGGACATCAGCCTCGCAGGGCTGGGAGCGGGTTTGGACGGAGCCAGGTCCGGTCTGTGGTCAGAATACGCCCGTCTTGTTGGCGAGCTTCGACCCCGCTTCGTCCTCGTGGAGAACGTCGCAGCGCTCCTTGCTAGAGGGTTGGGCAGAGTTCTCGGAGACTTGGCCTCGCTCGGGTTTGATGCGGAGTGGCATTGCATTCCAGCTTCCGCCGTTGGTGCCCCTCACAGACGAGACCGCATCTGGATTGTGGCCCACTCCCACGGTGAACGGAAACTACAACCGCAAGGGGGCTTCGGCGACCAGCGGGGATGGACTGGCAACGAGAGTAGCGATGTTCCCAACTCCGACAGCGCGCGACTACAGATCGTCAATGAGGCTGGAGACGGTGGACAAGCGGGCGGCGTCCTCGTCACGCGGCGTCAACTTGAGCGAGTTCATGCAACGGTTGGAGCGGAACAATGGGGCTCTGAACCCGCCGTGGGTCGAGTGGCTAATGGGGTTCCCCACAGGGCACACCGAATTGGACGACTAGGCAACGCGGTCGTCCCGCAAATCCCCGAACTGATCGGCAACGCCATCCTCCAAAGCCTGGAGGCGGCATAACCCCCATGTCCATACACAACCAAGACAGTGGGGGAGAGCCCCGTGGGTAAGAAGTCTCGAGACAAGGGCGCTCGTGAGGAACGCGGGTTGGTGAACCAGTTTCAGGACGCTGGCATTGCCGCCGAGCGCATCCCGCTGTCGGGCGCCGCTGGCGGTTCGTTTGCCGGCGACCTCACCGTTCCCGTCATGGGGCAGGACTGGCGCTTCGAGAGCAAGGTTCGCGCCGACGGCTTCAAGCAAATTTACGAGTGGCTTGGCGCTCACCGGGGGCTGTTCATTCGCTCCGACCGGAACGCCGCTCTCGTTGTCCTGAGAGTATCCGACTTCATCGATGTTTTGAAGGGGCGCCAATGAAAACGACCGACGCTGAGCCGACATTCCAGCCCTGGTATCATCACGTCCCGCTGATCGTCCCAAAGGACGCGCGGACGCCGGAGCAGATCGCGTTACGCGAGTTTGGGCGCAAATGCCGCGTCGAGCGCATCAAGGCCAACATCGCGCATATGCCTCCCGTGTCCATGTTCATTTGGGAGAAGGCGGCATGATGCTCAAGGGCCAATTCACGCGGTGGAACGAGACGAACACCGCCGAGCTGCGCCGCATGTGGGATGAAGAGGGCCTATCATCCGGCGACATCGCGTTCATCATGGGCATCACGCGCAACGCTGTCATTGGCCGCGTGCGGCGGCTCGGTTTGCAGATGCGCGACAACAAGGTCCAGCCGCGCTTCAGGCCCCGTAAGGAACGCGCGCCAGAGACCATCAAGCGCAGGCCGCGACCGTTGCTGCCCATCTCTCTGCCCGGCGACACGCGGTTCATGCGCGGTGACGCTTGGGCGCCATTGCCTGGTTCGTCGCCGGTCCCGCTGATCGACCTTGAGCCCGGCATGTGCAAGTGGCCAGTCAGCGAGGACCGCCCGCATCTGTTCTGCGGCGCGGCGGCTCATGGCCCGTACTGCGAATATCACCACGCGCTTTCCGTCGGCGTAGGCACGCCCAGCGAGCGCGAAGCCCACAAATGGAAGGAAGCGGCATGAAGTGTCCTTGCTGCGGCGGCGATATGCCAGAGCGCGATCCTGGCGCCTATGGGGAAGGGCTCCGGCTATCCTCGTATGAACGCAGACTGTTCGACCGCCTCGTGAAGTCGTTTGGTCGCTGGGTGCGATCGCCAGCGCTTATCGAAGCCATTTACGGCGATGACCCGGACGGAGGACCAGACAACGCGACGATGGCCGTGGCCGGGATCATGAAGGGCCTGCGCAGCAAACTCAAAGACAGCGACCTCTGGGTTGAAACCGCGAACGGCAGGGGGAACGGGGAGCGGCGGCTACTCTGGCGACAGCAGAAAATGGTTAAAGCAGTCTTAACAGCCCCCGTGGACAATGGTGCGTCGCTACTTCAGGAGGCACGCCATTGAGCCGCATCAGATCCATCCACCCCGGCATCTGGACCGACGACGCCTTCATGTCGCTGTCGGCGTACGCGCGCCTGCTCTTCATCGGCATCTGGAACGAGGCTTGGGATGACGGAGTGTTCGAGTGGAAGCCGCTCACACTCAAGGCCCGCATCTTCCCCGTCGATAGCGTTGACGTTGTAGCGCTGCTCGATGAGCTGGTGAAAGCGGACTGCGTGGTGCGCTTTGAAGGCGAGAAGACCATCGGGGTAATTCGGAACTTCCGCCTCTATCAGCGCCCGAAGAAGCCGAACAGTTCGGGACTGATGCCGCCAGAATTGGAGCAATACGCCGGTCTAGTTCGGAACCAATTCGGAACCGATGGGGAAAAGTCTCCGCAGATGGAGGATGGAGGAGGGAGGGTGGAGGATGAAGATACACCACCGCCACCTGTTCCAGAACCCGAGGGCGCGCGCGTTTTGTTTGAAGACGTGCTGGAAGCCTATCCCCGCGATCCGGGGCCGAAGGCCGAGACCGCAAGGAAGGCGTTCGAGCGCATCCCCGAGTCCGAGCGCGCCACTGTGCTTGCCGGTGCCATCTACGCCTCCAAAGCCCTTGCCGCCGATAGCCTCAAGCGCAACCGCTCGATCGAGGAGGGCGCGAAGTGGGTAACGGAGCTGCACAACTTCCTTGCGAACGGAGAGTGGCGCAGTGCGGCGAAGCTGGCAGAGGCGGACAAGCCGTCACCGGACCTCGCCGTCATCGCCGTCGGCACGGCTGAGTTCGACGCGATCAAGAAACTACGCGGTCGTGCGCCGTTCGTTGGCGACGGCGGCAGCATCACCGTGCCGAAGGCTGAACTTGAAAAGGCAATGGCGGCAGCATGACCAACCTCAACCAGGCAAGGGCAGGGACTCCCGCAAAGATGGTGAAGAGCGAATGAGCTACATCCGGAAGGCCACGATCAACCTCGACCTCGCGCCCGACTATTGGAAGCGCGAACACTTGCGTGTGATCGGCGTGAGCCGCGACGCAGAGAACGAAAAGTCACTCATCCTAAGCCTTTCGCGACCCGCTGACGATGATGACCTACGGCGTATTCACGAGCACCTGAAAGCGCTCTGGCAGTAAGACTCCAGCCCCCCCTAACCAAGAGGAATACGAGATGAGCGAGACAGAAAGGACACAAGCATGATGGGCTTTTACCAACGGAAATTGGAAGTTGTGCAGTGCGACAACGGCTTTGCCGTCGAGTGGCGCGACGAGAACCTTGCCGCCACGGATAACGCTTGGGTGGCCTCTGGCGCCCGCGTTCGCCCCGCAACTAACGGCGTTCTCATCTTCAAGACGAAGAAGGAGCTGCTGGCTTACGTTGGTTCATTCTACGCGGGTCGATGAGCGCAGCCCCCCCTAACCAAGAGGAATACGAGATGAGCGAGACAGTGTGGCAGGACATTTCGACGGCACCGAAGGATGGCTCTGGCATCATTGTGCGGCTGAGCAGTGGACGGGAGTGTTACGCAGAGTATTGGGATGGCGCTGAAGATGGTCCCGAATGGAGCGGCTGGTCATTGAACATGAGCCAGAGCTTTGTGGACGACACGTTCGTGCTGGACGCGGATGCGGAAATCGTCGGATGGCACCCCCTACCAGAGGAGACCCTAACCGCGTCCGGCCCTAACCATATGAGGGAAGAATGAGCGAGGCGGACACAGCAAGGCTAGAGGCTTGGGCGTATGAGCGTGTCCACATGAGCGTCGGCTGGGGAATGATGTTGTCGCAGGAGGCGAACAAGGCGCTGCGGCACTGCGCAATTGGGCTGGTGACCGACAAGACGATGAAGTCGAGGCCAAAGCATCCGTGGGAGTTCTGGCGCAAACGCAATTCGGCGGGCAACTAACGAGGAAGGCGGCGGGGAATATGGGGCGACAGGCGGCAATGGAAGCGATTATCGAAGAGAGGCGGGTGGACAACCCGCTGACCACCTACGCGCAGTTCGTCCACGAGCTGCAGACGGCCTCGCCATATGCCGGCGTCGTCAAGGCCCAGGTGAACATGACAACGCTGGTGGGTGGCGCCCATCGGTTCTTCGGCCCACCCAAGGCGGAGGGCAGGGAAGCGCGGCTCGAGGCGTGCCGTATCTTCCGCAGCACCTATGAGGCCAGCCAGATAGGCGGCGCCAAGGCAGTGGACCCGAGCGTTGAGCCTGTGGACGGCGGCGGCGTGAACCCTGACGCAGCATTCGAGCGCGGCGCGGATGCGCGCAGGCAATGGGATCGCATCGTCAACGCCATGACCAGGGTGGAAATGAAGCAGCTCCACTTCGTCATCATCGGGGAGTGGGGCCCAACCTCGTATGCTCGGCACTTCTGCAACGTGCGCAAGGCCAACTCGGCGCAGATCAGTAAGGGCATGGTGGAGTTTCGCAGGACGGTGGACAAGCTCAGCAAGGCGCTGCGGCTACAGAACAGGGTGGAGGCATGATAAGGGCAACCATCACGCCGTCGATCGCCGCCAAAGAGGTGCTAACTCTGATCCACTGGCTTCGCCCTGATGTGGTGGGGCGCGGCGACCTCGCCGAGGCTTTCACGTATGGACGTGATGTGAGATTGTCGGAGGACCAACTCGACTCCCATAACTTCAAAGAGTTTTCGAGATGTGTGTGCCTCCCTGTTGCGACGCAAATGGCATGGCGGTTTGCCTCAACCCCTCCGGTGTTCGCGACCTTCAAAGCGCTGCCATTCGAAAATGCGGTAGAGAGTTACAACGGTGTAATGGTGCGCGTTTCTGCTACCCAGTTGCTGAAACGCTGGCCAAGCGAGTTCGACTGGGGATACAGGTTTGAAGTGCTTCTTGGTCACCCTCTTGACGCGGCGTAACGAAGCAGCGATAAGGAGCAAGCTGCAATAGCAGCGACACAATGCGGCTCGCTTCGGCGGGCCGTTTTGACTCTCAGCGGCAGACGGACAAAGCAGAGCCCGGCGGTGGATCGGAAATCGGGAATGCTCGATGGCCGTGAAGGAACCGGGGTGGGTAGCGAGTGGTCTAGTCCACTGAGAAGCGACGGCGCGCATGTACGCCGCAGCCCGGCTGAGAGATCGGGCACCAAACTTCATCAGGCGGTGTCTCACGTGAAGCCTCGCGGCCACATGTACGTCAACGACTGGGGCGAAACAGTAGCCATGCCCAGCGCAACAGTCTGGGAAGACACCAAGACGACGCACGTCACCTATCGCGGCGACGACAACACCAAGTTTCGCGTCATCGTTCGTCAAAAGCCCAACCCCATAGGCTTCCACGCATCCCTCCCGGGCGATAGGCGAGGGCGGAAGTAACACCACATCTTCGGAGACTGCACATGCAGGTCGTTGACATCACTCCGGTGCTCGACACGAGCCAGTACGCCGACAACGATGTGCTGTTCGTGCCCATCGCCATCCCTGCCTACAGGGCAGACGGCGGCAACGGCCCAGCTCGTAAACTGGTCAGTGTCGTTATCCTCGATGAGGCCGACCAGGCGCAGGACATCGACCTGATCTTCACCGACGGCAATGTGACGCTCGGCACGATCAACGGGGCTGTGAACATCTCCGACGCCGACGCCCGCAAGATACTCGGCACGGTTTCAGTGCTCATCGCGGACTACTGCGACACCATCAACTCGCAAGTGGCCACCAAGCGCGACATCAATCTGATCATGCAGAACCCGGCTTACATCTCGGGTGTGCTGCGCTCTGGTACGCCGACGTATGCGGCCAGCTCGCTCAAGATCAAGCTCGGCTTCGAGGACGCCTGAGCCCGTTGGCGTATTCACCCGAACAGATCGCAGCGCATAAGGTCACCATCTGCGACCGCATCTCCAATGGAGAAAGCCTGCGCCAGATAGCCAGCGATGAGGGCATGCCGGCGGCCTCTACCGTCTTTGTGTGGCTGAGTGAGGACAGCGCCTTCGCGGAGCAGTACGCGCGCGCGCGAGAAGCGCAGGCCGACGCGATCTTTGACGAAATCCTACTCATTGCCGACGATGGCCGGAACGACTGGATGGAGCGCAAGGACCGGGAAGACGCCAATATGGGCTGGCGTGAAAATGGGGAGGCTCTGAACCGATCGCGACTGCGCATCGATGCGCGGAAGTGGATGGCGGGCAAACTCCGCCCCAAGAAATACGGCGAGAAGATCGAACTCGAGCACGGCGTGACGGACACGCTTGGCGATCTCATGCGAGAGGTTGCCGAGAACGGGAAGCGCCTCGGGTCGTGACCGCAACCATATCGCCGGATCAGTTCCTCGATCCGATCTGGCGCATCAACAACCTCTACTGGTGCCTCAACAAGAAGGGCCAACTCGTACCGTTTCGGCTGTGGGACGAGCAGCGCGAGTTTCTGACCGAGCTTCACAGCCGCAACGACATCCTCAAGTGCCGCCAGCGCGGGTTCACCACGCTGATGGGCATCGTGCAGTTGGATGACTGCGTGTTCGCCCCGAACGTGCGTGCCGCGATCATTGCGCACCGCATGGACGACGCCAAGGTCATCTTCCGGGACAAGGTGAAGCTCCCGTATGACAATCTGCCGGCGCAGCTCCGGGCGACAGTGCCCGCGGTGCAGGATAGCGCCGACACTCTGACGCTGGGCAACAACAGCAGCTTCCGCGTTAGCACGTCGGTGCGCTCTGGCACGCTCAACTGGCTGCATGTGTCGGAGTACGGCAAGATATGCGCTCAGTTCCCTGAGAAGGCGCGCGAGATCAGGACAGGCTCATTCCCCGCTGCTGAGGCGGGGGTGATCACCATTGAGTCCACTGCCGAGGGTGAAGGCGGGGACTTCTACGACATTACACAAACAGCCGAAGGGCTGATGAACGTCGGCGCAGAGCTGACGCGCAAGGACTTCAAGTTCTTCTTCTTCCCCTGGTGGCGAGCCAAGGAATACCGGCTGACGCATACCAACGTGCCCATCTCGCCAGAGGACGAGGCCTATTTCGAGCGCGTTGCAGCAGAGATCAGGGCCATCCCGTGGCTGGCTCGGCATTTCGACGGCTTCGATCAGGAGCAGAAGAACTGGTGGGTGACGGAGCAGGCCGCGTTGGGCAGCGACATGAAGCGTGAATATCCCGCAACGCCCAAGGAAGCATTCGAGCAGGCAATCGAAGGCGCGATCTTCGCAGACGACATCGCCATTGCGCACAAACACCATCGCATCGGCAATTTTCCGTTCGATCCAACGCGCCCGGTCAACACCTTCTGGGATCTAGGCCACAACGACGAAACGGCCATCTGGCTCGAGCAGGACATGGGCGCGCAGCCCACGTTCATCGGGTACTACGAGAACTCGGGCGAGGGCATCGAGCACTACATTCGCTGGCTCAAGCAGTGGGGCGACGAGCGCAGCGCCGTGTTCGGCAAGCATTACCTGCCGCACGATGGGGACAGGAAGACGATCTGGACGCCGGAGGGCTCTATGGTCGTCATGGCGCGGCTCGGTTTCAGGCCGATCATCGTCAACCGTCATCCCGACAAGTGGGAGTCGATCAAGATAGGCCGGCGCAAGTTCGGCACTGTCGCGTTCGATGAGGCGGGGACCAAGGAAGGCATGAAACGCCTCAAGTCCTACCGCAAGGAATGGGACGAGCGGCGGCTTGTGTGGCGCGATCATCCGCACCACGGCCCAGAGTCGAACGGCGCTGACGCTTATCTGACGTTCGCCAACAGCAACCACACGCCTACCGTCGCGCCTTCGCATGACGGCGATCGGCACAAGAAGCGCTACTACGACCGTGAGGACAGCGAGGGTTCATGGCTTACGGCGTAGCAAATGAAAGCTGGGCACGCCTTGCGTTCTATGACGGCGAGTATTGGCCGTTCACTCGTCGCGCAGAGCGCAACAAGCGAGACCGTGAGAATGATGCTGCGCTCATCGCTTGGGCGATCGCATATCGAGAGTCGCGCTGATGGCTGAAGCCGAGACACGCATTAGCAAAGGCGAGGCCGTACCGCTGCGCTTCCGCCAGTGGTATTTGCCGGACCGTGACAAGGCAGCCATCTGGCGCGAGCGGGCTAAAATCTGCTTCGACTTCGTTGCCGGTCGCCAGTTCACCGAAGAGGAGTTGAAGACCCTCCAGAAGCGCAAGCGCCCTGCTGTGGTGTTCAACCGCATCGGCCCCATTGTCGATGCCATCACGGGTTACGAAATCGGCAATCGCCGCGAGGTGCGCTACATTCCGCGTGAAATGGGCGACGTGAAGCCCAACGAGCTGCTGACGGGGGCCGGACAGTGGTTCCGTGATGAGGGCTATGGTGACTACGCCGACAGTGCCATGTTCGCCTGCGTCGTCATCGGCGGCATGGGGTGGACGGAGACCCGCCTGAACTTCGACAATGGCCCCAAGCCCGAGCCGGTGATCGAGGAAATCGACCCGTTTGAGATGGCCTGGGATCGTGACGCGCGCCAGCGCAATCTGAGGGACGCGCGCCGTGTGTGGCGCACTCGTCGCATTCCGACCAAGGAAGCGCAGACGATGTTCCCCGGCTTCGACGCCAACGAGCTGCATGCGGCTTGGTCCGAAGTATCGTCGGAAGCCGACCTGATGCGCGCTCCCGAGCCGTCGCATGAGGGCGATGACGGCTATGTGACCATTGTCCAGTGCCAATGGGTTGAGAAGGAGACGTTCTACCTCGCTGAAGACCCGATGACGGGTCAGGAGACGGAGTTCACGACCGAGGAGTGGGCGCAGGCGAACAAGCGCCTGAAGACCATGCTCGGCATGGAAATGCAGGGCGCCAAGTTCAAGCGCAAGGTGCGCAAGCAGGCGTTCTTCGGTGAGGTTGTTCTGAGCTACGGCCCCGCGCCATGCAACGACGAATTTTCACTGCAATGCACGACGGGCAAGTACGACCGCAACCAGGGCACATGGTACGGCGCCGTCGAGGCGATGCTTGATCCGCAGCGCTGGGCCAACAAGTGGCTCGCGCAGATGATGCACATCATGAACGCCAATGCCAAAGGCGGCATCATGGCCGAGTCGGGTGCGTTCAAGGACCCGCGCACGGCTCAGGCGGAATGGTCGCAGCCCGACAGCGTGACCATGATGGAAGACGGGGCGATCTCCGGCAACAAGGTCAAGGAGAAGCCGCAGGCGCAGTTCCCGGTAGGGTTCCAGCAGCTCACCGAGTTTGCCATCTCGTCCATTCGTGATGTGTCCGGTGTTTCGCTTGAGCTATTGGGCCAGCGCGAGAACGATCAGGCCGCATCGCTCGAATATCAGCGCCGGCAGTCCGGCATGACCATCCTCCAGCCCCTGTTCGATGGGCTTAAGCTCTATCGTGAAATGCAGGGCAGGGTGGTCCTCTACTACATCCAGAAGGACATCCCCGACGGCACGCTGATCCGCATCACCGGCAAGGACAATGAGCAGTATGTCCCGCTGATGAAAGAGGCGGATAAGGACTACGATATCATCGTTGACGACGCTCCGAACGCTCCGAACCAGAAGGAGCAAATCTGGGGCATTATCCAGTCCATGATGCCGCTTGTCGGCAAGGCCATTCCGCCCGAGTACATCCTGAAGGCGCTTAAATACTCCCCGCTGCCGACCTCGGTTGTGGCTGAGCTGGAGGAAATGGCGAAGGCTCCGAACCCGCAGGCGCAGGAACAGGCGGCAATGGCTGCCCGCATGGCCGCCGCTGAGATCGACAAGACCAACTCGGAAGCCCAACTGAACGCCGCCAAGGCGCAGGCTGAGGGGCAGAAGGGCCAGACTGAGCAGATCAAGGCCAATGCCGAACGCGAGCAGGCGGCGATGGATATGCAGGTGTCCCGTGCCGAGTTCGGCATGGAGATGGAACGTATGAACGCCGAGCGCATCCGCGACCGCGAGAAGCACGAGGCTGACATGGAAAAGATCGCGGCTCAGGTCGCGGCGACCAACGCGAAGGTTACGGCGCAGCGGCAAGCTGTGACCGCATAGTCCCCGACGCCGGGCGGGCCATCCCGGCACATTGGCAACATTGGCAGGACTGAATGAGCCGCACCCTCCCGACCGAGGAGAGCCTTGGGCTTTCCCCGACTGAAGACGAACTGAATAGCGTCGTCACCAACGACGATGACGACATCCCGCAGAACGACGACGCCGAACCTGCACTCGCGCCGGCAAAGCCCGGCCCGGAGAAAGCGGCCAAGCCGGAACCTGAGCCGCAAGAGAGCGACAAGCCCGTCGAGCCGGGCAAGCCTGAGGACGAACAACCCAAGCAGGTTGACGTTCGCGCTCTTCAGGAGGCGCGCGCAGAAGCCAGAGAGGCCAAACGGCAAGCGGCTATTCTTGAGCAGCGGTGGAACGACTTCCTTGCCGGACAGCGCGAGCCCGCCAAAGAGCCGGAACCACCCGCCATGCCGGGGCCGGACGATCCAATGGGCCGTCTCAACTGGACGGTCGAACAGCTCACGGCCTTTCAGGAGCAGCAACGCCAGACGGCGGCTCAGCAGGCCGAAACGCAACGGCAGGAACAGGCATTCCAGCAGGCGTTCGCAACGGTCGATGCCGACTACCGTGCCGCATCTGCTGCCGATCCGACGCTTGCGGAGGCGTACAGCGCCCTACGCGAGTCGCAGGGCAAGGAATTGCTGGCTCTCGGCTACACCGTGCCGCAGGCACAGGCCGAGCTTCAGCGCATTGAGCGCGAGCACGTCATGTATGTGGCGCAGCGCGGCTTGAACATTGCGGACCACATCAAGTCGATGGCCAGCGTGCGTGGGTGGCAGCCCAAGGCACAGCAGCCGGTCCAGCAGAAGACCGACATTGCAGCCGTGGCAGCGGCGCAGCAGCGTCACCAGAGCCTTTCGGATGCAGGAGGCGGCGAGGCCGTGGCTCCGCTCGACGCAAAGGCACTGGCGCGCATGTCGGACAAGGAGTTCAAGGCCTGGATGTCCAAGAAGGGCAGCGAGGCTAAGTTTGACGAGATCATGGGCGGCTGATCCTGCCAAGTCAGCCACTCTGAAGCCTACGCATGGCGGCTAGCGATGCTTCGGACGCCGGGACCGTAAGACCGGCAACTCACTACGGGCGCATCACCCGATACCGATGCTTCGCCAAGCCTAGCGGGCGTTAACGCACGGCGCATCACCCCCAACATCATCAGCACAGGAGCCAGAAATGGCCACGACCACCTTTGGTGTCAACGACACCAATGCGGTCAAGCTGTGGGCGAAGCGTCTCGGTTTCCAGATTGTCTATCGAACCGATATTTCGTCGCTCATTGGCGAGTCCGCGAATTCCATCATCCACCTCAAGTCGGAGACCTCCAAGTCTGCCGGCGACCAGGTGACCTTCTCCCTCATGACCGAACTGACCGGCGACGGTTTCACCGAAAGTGAAATTGCCGAGGGTAATGGCGAGTCGCTGTCGATCTATGCCGACGCGATCCTCATCAACGAGCTTGGCCACGTCGTGGGCATCCCAAACAAGGGGCGCTCGATCGATGACCAGCGCGTTCCGTTCAACCTCCGCGACGCAGCCCGCATGGGCCTTCGCGCGTGGTGGAGCAAGCGCCTGAGCACGATCTTCTTCAACCACGTCTGCGGCTACACGCCGGAGACGCGGGCGAAGTACCGTGGCAACAACGCGATCATCGCTCCTTCCTCGGGCCGCCAGGTCTGGGTGGACGCCGGCAACAACAACTCCGACGGTGACGAAAACCTCGGCAGCGATGACGTGTTCACGCTGCGCATGGTGGACGTTGCCCGCGAAGTTGCGGAAACCGCGTCGAACCCGGTGCGGCCGATCAACGTCGAAGGCTACGACGATGGCCGGGACATCTCGGGCGGCAAGTACGTGATGTACCTGCATCCCTACCAGGTGACCGACCTTCGCACGAATACCTCGACGGGTCAGTGGCTGGATATCCAGAAGGCCGCTCTCGCCAACGGGAATGCTTCCAAGAACCCGATCTACACGGACGCTCTTGGCGAGCACAACAACGTCATCCTCAAGAAGGCCAACCACGTCACTCTGGGCGCCAACTCCGGCACTCCGACGACCTCGGTTGCCAATACGCGCCGCGCTGTTCTGCTCGGTGCGCAGGCTTGTGCGATGGCGACCTCCAAGGATGGCGGCGAGACCGACTACTCCTGGAACGAGGAACTGCTCGACCACAAGCGCAAGCTCGAGGTGAGCGTCATGTCCATCTTCGGCATGAAGAAGACCCAGTTCAACAGCGCCGACTTCGGCACGGTTGTCGTGTCTTCCTATGCCGCGGCCCACACTTCGTAAGGAGGGCAGCAAATGGCTACCAACACCGCTGGCACGACTGCTCGCGACTATCAGAAGCAGCTCGTGCACTACCTGCGCAAGCGCATCACGTTCGCTGACGAGGGCGATGAGGTGACGGTGGGCTACCTGCCCGCCAACGCCGTCGTCATCGGTGGCGGTGCGATGATCACGACCGCCTTCGATGACACCTCGACCATTGATATTGGTTTCAAGGACGGCAATTCGACCGCTGATCCCAACGCCTACGCGACCGCGCTGGTCGCAACGGCTGTTGGCTTCAAAGCGCTCGATGAACTGGCTGCGACGACCAACATCATGCAGACCGAGGACGCGACCGTAACCGTCACGCTCAATGACGGTTCTGGCGCCGTCTCGGCTGGCGTTGCCGAGATCATCGTCACCTACGTCTGCGACAACGACCAGTAAGGCATGTGAGGCGGGTGTAATGGCCCGCCTCCTTTCCCAAGGAGAACTCACATGACCACTGGCAAGCACGACCTCTACAAGGACTCCGATGTCGAAGTTGGAACCCTTAAGGTCGGCACTCTCTATGACACGCCCGGCATTGTCTCGCTGGGCGATGCCAACGCCACGATCCTTGCCACCAACAGCGGCAAGACGCACCTCATCGCCAACGTGTCGGCGGATCGCACCTTCACGCTGCCCGCCGTGGCTGCTGGCCTGCGGTACAAGTTCGTTGCGGAAGTCGGCGCTGCGGACGGTCACGACTGGATCTTCGTCGCCGCTGCGACTGCCGACCTGTTCAAGGGCGGCGTGCTCATGATCGACACCGACGCGGCCCCCGCCACGGCTGCTGCCGTCGTTGCCGACCAGTCCGACGACGACCAGCTCCAGGTGAACCTGCCGCAGGGCGGGACCGTGATCGAGATGTACTGCGACGGCACGTACTGGATCGTGTCCGGCGTGGTGCTTTCGACCGCTGCGGCGGCCTTCAGCTAAGCAATGGACCTTACCATCACGCACCTCTGGGCGGCGGGATACGACCTGCCGCCCGAGACTTTGCCGAAACCGGCGGACAAGCCCGCTGAGACGCTTAAGCGTCTCGGCAAGAAGGCGGTACGGACCAAGCGAGCGAGGGCTAAATGACGACACGCGCCATCATGCTTGCTGAAATGGCCGACGATATGGAGCGCTCTGACTCCGCAGCGTTCACGAACAAGATCAACGCAGCGATCCGGCACTACCAGCCCAAGCGCTTCTGGTTCAACGAGAGCCGGAGTGTGACGTTCAACACCGTAGCATCAACGGACACCTACCTGTTCACGACCATCGGGACGGAGTTCTATAAGATCGACGGCGTGTTCGTGACCATCGCAGCAGGCGACGTGCGGGAACTCGACCGCCTCAATTACCAGCAGATGGAGCGTGTCGCCGGGAACAACGCCGACACAGGTGAGCCAAGCGACTATGCATCCGTACCAGGGGGCATACGCCTCTGGCGCAATCCAGATGACGCCTATTCGACCCGCATCCTCGGTCACACCAAGGTCGCAGCACCGACCAGCGACGGCGAGACCGACAATGTATGGATGACGGAGGCGTACGAACTCATCATGAGCCGAGCCAAGGCCGAGCTGTACGCCCACCGCTACAATGACTCGGCCAACGCGGTCATCATGCAAGCAGCAGAAGCGCTGGCTCTATCACAGTTGCTAAGCGCTCGGGACGACAAGACCGCTCTGGGCTATCTCGAGGCGACAGAGTTCTGATGCCCTCCTTTCTCCCCTTCCGCCCAGACGCTGGCGAGCTTGCTTCCAGTGAGGTGGGCAACGTCTTCATGACGGCTGGCGGGTATGGGCCAAGGCCGACGCTGGAAGCCGCTCCGGGCGCCGTGGCGCTTGCTGCCGCTCCGCGTGGCGCATTCGGCGGCTTCCTGCCCGACGGCACGTTCAAGGGCTTCGTGGCGACGGAAACCGACATCTACACGATCGATGCCGACTACGATTTCACCTCTATCGAGGGCAGCCAGACGGTCCCGACAGATGAGGACCAGGCGTTCGCGCAGATCGGCGTCTTCATGGTCACGTCCAACACGACGGACGGCATGAAGGACTACAACATGGACACGCCGGCTGGCGTCAATGCCGTAACCGGTGCGCCCGCTGCTCGCTACATGTTCCCGGCGAACAACCAGCTCGTGGCTCTCGGGGACGGCTCGACTCTCAACCGGCTCAGTGTGTCGGCCTTTGGCGATCACACCGACTGGGACGATACGGGCGCCGACCAGCAGGACATCAACGACGGCGGCGCCTTCACAGGCGGCGGTGATCTCGGAAACGGTGTGGCGATCCTGCTGCAACTTCGCGCCGTGCGCCGCATGACCTTCGGCAATGCCGGCGGTGGTGCGCTGTTCCGCCTCGACAAGCTGGCCGATGACGTTGGGTGTGTGCATCCAAGGGCGCAGGCCACCTATAACGGAACGACGATCTTCCTTCATACCGACGGATGGTGGGCAACGAGCGGCGGCCCGCCAGTCAACATCGGTGCTGGCAAGATCAACAAGTGGTTTCTCGCCCGCTGCTCTGATCTCAAGAAGGTTTGGGTCACGGTTGACCCGAAGAACACGCTGTTTCGCATTCGCTACGCCGCAACGGGCGATGGCTCTACGGCAACCGTGTTCAATTCGATACTTGACTACAACTGGGTCGAACAGGAGTTCATTCCCGGAACCGAGAGCACATCGGCCATCTTCCGCATGGGCTCGCCGGGCTACACCATCGGCACGATCTCATCCGCCTTTGGCGCGCTGAGCAATTGGTCGCAGTATCCGTTGGGCTCGTCGTTCTGGCAGGGCGGCAATTTCCGTCTCGCCGGGCTGGATGCTGACTACAAATTCGGGTTTTTCGAGGGCTCTGTCGCGGCGGCAACGATCGAGACACCGACCGAAGGTGATGGCAGCACGTACCTGTTCAACTGGTGCGAGGCGCTCACCGACGATCCGAGTGCGACCATCGAACTCGGCGTCAAAGAGCGGCTGTCGGACAGTTTCACGTGGAAGACTGCCGTTCCACTGACAGCAAGCGGCAGGGCCGGGCTTCGCGGGCGGGGCAAATACTACCGGACGCGGATCAACCATGCGGCGGCAGCAACCTGGACCCGCTCGACAGCCATTGAAGTGACAGACAAGCGCGCGGGTGGGCCGCGATGAGCAACGTCACCTATGAGGGCGGTGTCTCCGGCTTGCGGGCGAAGAAGCTAACCGACACCAACGTCACCGACATCGTTGCGGTGGATCGGAAATGCACGGTCAAGAAGGTGTACGTCACTGAGATCAGTGGCAACACCCCGAACTTCTCGCTCGAGGTGTATGACGGGACGACCTCGTACTACCTGATGAACACCAAGCCGATGACGGCGCGGCAAACGCTGACGTGGGGCGATATTCCGTTGCCGAAGGGTTGGAAGCTAAGGGCCACGGCAGGCACGGCAAACCGCATTGATGTGGTCGCGGTGATCGTTGAGCCGAGTTGATCTTCATTCCTATCCCGCTCGAGCGCATCCCGCAGGAGTGGGAGCGCATCATGGCTCTCATCGGGTCTGCCATCGAGCACGACAGGAACGCGACGCCGCTTGATGTCTATGCGTGGCTCACCTCCGGCCGCTCCGAAGCCTTCTGGATCGCCATTCCGGTTCATGTGAGGGGCGTCGGCGTGACGACCATCGAGGATGGCGAGTGCTGGATCAACTACGTCGCCGGTGAGGTGAAGGGCGGCCCTCGGGTCTTCATTAGAGCCTGCCGGGACATCGTTGCCGAGATTGAAAAGCTTGCCCGTCAAGCGGGCTGCAAATGGCTCGTCATGGGCGGGCGCAACTGGTCGCGGGTGTTTCCCGAATGGGAGCACTTCGACCCCGACTATCCGAACAGAATTAGGAAGGCCATCTGATGGGCGACTCCAAGTCAAAGCAGTTTGGCGATCAGTACCTCAACAAGCTTGGCAACCAGCTCGACAAAAAGGCGCCGGTTTTTGGCGAGAGCCTCTTTGCTGGCGCGGGCACGGGCACCAAGAGCGCATGGAACGCAGGCACCACGTTTGCCAAGGGCCTCGATGCCTCAAGCGGCTTCGGTGTAGGCCAGCGTGCGGCGATGGACCGTTTCGGCGGACTGGGTACGAAGTATGGCGCTCTGAGCACTGCCTACGACCCGAACAGCGAAGCGTACCAGACACTGCGCAGTGGCATCCGTGATGACGTACTGACCGATGTGGCGAGCCTCGGAGCCTCCAATGGCCGATACGGCTCCACCAGCTTCAACAAGGGTGCCGCGGAAGGGCTCGGGGAAGCTCTGGCTGGGCTCGACTATACCAACATGCAGCGGGACATCGACAACCGCTATCGCTCGCTCGACTCGCAGGCCGGCATTCAGTCGGGCTTGTTCGGCATGGGACAGACGGCGCTCGGCAATGAGCAGAACGCCATCGACATGCTCACGCAGATCGGCGCCGCGCAGGATGCCAATGCTCAGGGCGCTCTCCTCGGCAGGGCTGACTTGTTCGACCGCACCAAGAACGCGGAGCTGGATCGGCTTATCAAGATCGGCGCGGCGTTCGGTGATCCCGTTGGCGCGGCCAATGAGGCTCCGTGGTGGCAACAGGGCCTCGGGGCTCTGATCGGGCTCGGCGGCAGCGCGCTAAGTGGCGGAGCGCTGCGATGATCGCGCCCAATCCCAACTTCAACTGGACGCGCTTCGGCGGCAATGCGCTTCAGGACATTGGCGTGGGGCTCACGCAGTCTCCGACCATCTGGAGCGGGCTTGGAGCTGGCGCACGTCGCAACGCCGAGATGCAGCCCCTTCGTGCTGAGGCCGAGCGCATCGAGGCGCAGGAAGCGGAGCGTCAGAAGGCCATTGCCGATCAGGCGGCGTTGCGCGCCAAGTATGCCCAGCAGTTCATCGACTGGGGCAAGCCTGACATCGCACAGGCCATTGCAGACGGCATCAAGGACCCGGGCGAGGCGTATTGGGACTTCGTAAGCCCGAAGCCTGCCGACCCTTTCACGCTGGGCGAGGGGCAGACGCGCTTCTCTGGGGATGGCAAGACAGTGATCGCGCAGGGCAACCCCTCGACACCCGACACGCTTGTCACCAACAACATCGGCGGTACGGACAAGTTCTACGACACGCTTGACGCGAAGATGGCGGATCAGGTGGCGGGCTCGATCGAGACTGGCCTGACGGCGCAGAGCAACAACATCCGCCTCGGGCAGATCGAAACGCTATTGCAGTCGGCGCCACAAGGGGCGCAGGGCGTACTTACACAGGCTGCCGGTGCCCTCGGACTTCCTGTAGAGGGCGCGAGCGAAGTGCAGGCTGCGCAGGCCCTCATCAACCAGATGGTTCCCGGCCAGCGTCCCCCTGGATCAGGTACGATGTCGGACGCTGACTTGCTCCTGTTCAAGGCGTCACTCCCGGCGATCGTGAACCAGCCGGGCGGTAACGCGCTCATCATCCAGACGGCCAAGGCCATTAACGAGTACTACATCGCGCAAGCCACAATCGCACAGCAGGTTGCCAACCGTGAGATCAGCCCTGCCGAGGGCCGCAAGCGGCAGGCCGCTGTCCCTAACCCGCTCGCCAACTTCAAGCCAGCAGCAGCGCCGTCCGGTGGGGCGGTTGTTGACATGGGCGGCGGCATCACCATTCAGGAAATCCCCTGATGCCCAAGTTCCAAGTCACCGACCAGAACACCGGCAAAAAGTACGTCATCACCGCGCCCGACCAGGCGGCGGCTATGGCGGCCTTCCGGCAGTTCAGTGGCGGTGCGAGCGGTGGCGGAGTGCCCCCCCAGTTCAGCAGCGATGCTGAGGCGCGTGCTTATGCGTCCGATCCTGCCAACAGGGCTGCGATCAACGCGCGGATGCCTCAGCAGGGTGCCTTGACGCACCCGGACCAGAATGTCGGGCTGGCGATCCCCGGTACGCCGAACACCACGCCACTGAAGCCCGATCCGGCTTTCGACATTACGAACCGCTATTCCAACCCGCTCAATGCCGTGGCTGCATTTGCGGACCAGGCGGCAGGGGCTATTCCCATCGCCGGCCCATACCTTCAGTCCGGGCGCGACAAGCTCAATGCTGGCATCTACGGCGATACGCCGGAAGCGGCTCGAGCCGACATGAACAAGGTCGTGGAGCGCAACCCCGAGGCCGCGATGGCTGGCGGTGTTGTGGGCTCCGTCGCTCCTTACGCCTTGGCGATGTCTAACCCGATCACGGCTGGCGCTCTCGGCTTGGAAGGTGGCCTGCTGACCCGCCTCGGCATGACTGGTGCGTCGCAGCTCGCTATCAATACCGGCGACCGCATGGCGCGAGGCGAGGGGGCTCAGGAGGCTTTTAGCAAGTCGGTCCTACCTTCGGTAGCGACGATGCCCTTTGCGCTGCTCGGCAAGGGCGCCAAGCTGCCCAAGGAACAGTCTGCGGCCATTGAGACGCTGAAGCGTGAAGGCGTGCCCGTTACAGGCGGGCAGGCGCGCGGCTCTCGGGCCTTGCAGCAGATGGAAGGCCAGCTCGGCGGTGTGGCCGCGCAGAACTTCCGCGACAAGCAACTGTCGGCCTATACCCGCGCCGCGCTCAAAGCCGCTGGCGTCAACGCTGATAATGCCGGGCCGGAGGTGATGAAGGCCGCTTTCGACAAGGCGGGCAGCACGTTCGACACGCTTGCCAAGATGACGACGGTCAAAGTCGATAGCCAATTGCAGGATGATCTCCTGAAGGCAGTAGTAGGCTACGAGGATGCAAGCGGCCAGAGCATCCCCGTCCTGAACAACATCCTCAATCGCGTCGGCACATTGGCCCAGCAGAACGGCGGCGTGCTCAAGGGCGAGAGCTACCAGATACTCATCACCGACATCCGCGAGGCGATGGAGGCCGGCGGGCCGACGACCGCCCTCAGCAAGATGCGCGAGGCTCTGGACGATGCCGTAGAACGCAGCGCCAGCGGTCAGACGAAAGCCGCATGGCAGAAGGCTCGACAGAACTACGCAAACCTCATGGTCGTTACCAACGCCGTGAAGGGCTCGGGCGATAGCGCCGTCAAGGGGCTGCTCACGCCGGAGTCCTTGCGCGCTGCCGTGGCACAGGGCAATCCGCGCCGCTACGTCAAGGGTGGTGGAGATCTGAATGGCTTGGCTCGAGCCGGCGTTATCGCCATGCCTCGCTTGCCCGACAGCGGGACCGCCGCACGCTTGACGCCGCTGCTGATGATGCAGGGTGGCGTGACGCACGGTCTTCAGGGCGGTGACCCGCTCGTGGCCGCTGGGGCGGCTGTGGCTGGTGCATTGGCGCCGTGGGCAACGGGCAGGGCCATGCTCTCTGCGCCGGGGCGAGCCATGCTGGCAAAGGGAACGAACATTCCGTCAGTCGTGGCGCGCGGTGTCACGCCGCAGCTCATGCCGCCTAACCAGTGAGGCGGTTAATCCAATAGACCGCGAGTCCAAACAGGGCGCCGTGAGCGAGCCGCTCGCGGAACTCCGGTTCCTTCTCGGGATCGTCCGGGTACGCCTTCTGGTAGGTCGCGGCGGCAAGGATCGGGTGGCGCAGGAAGTACAGCCATTTGGCGAGGCCGCGACGGAAGCGCGGCGACTGCGAGCCGACGCGCCGGTAGTGCTCGGGGGATAGTTCGATGTCTCCCATCAACCGCAGAACATAGACACTCACCGGCTCGCTCACAAGGCGGCCGTTTCCTTTGGGGTACGAATGGCACAGAAGATCAATGCGTCTGACTACGTGCTCCAGCCCTATGTCGGCTCGTCTGAGCGGACGCGTAACAAGGCCATCGACCCCCGGCTAGAGGCGATCCTCGCCAGTGTCGCGGCTGAGACCGGCGTGACGTTTGAGGTGTCGAGCGGCGGGCAGGATGCCAAGGGCGAAGGCTCGCGGCGTACCGGCTCAACGCGCCACGACCACGGCAATGCCGCAGACGTGAAGGCCAAGGACGCCAACGGCAACTACATCGACTTCTCGACCCCTGAAGGGCAGGAGACCTGGGGCCGCATCGTGCAGCTTGCGCGGGCTGGGGGCGCAACCGGCATCGGTGCCGGCTCGGGCTACATGGGCACGCAGACGGTTCATATCGGCTTCGGAAACCCGGCGGTGTGGTCCTCGATCAAGAGCGGGCAGCCCGTAGAGCCATGGCTTAAGGAAGCCTATACCGCCGGCACGCACACCCCGCCCCTGAATATTCCCGTTGTGGCAAGTTCGCTCGATGTGGGTGCGCCGACGCCAATGCCCGGGCGCCCGGCTAGTCTAAGCGACGCGCAGTCACCCAATTTTGGCTCCACCTTCGGCGCCACCGCCGGGGACCTCGAAAGCCCGCTGTCAAGGCTCTCCACATCCACGTTGGGATGGATAAACGGCCAGAACGTAATGGAGGGGCGCGACATGCGCGCCCCCATCCCGCGATCATCTTACGCCCGCGCCCGGCTTGAGGCTGGCAACGTGCCCGGCGGTGTTGCAGACCCGCGCATTGCGTCGCTACTACAGCCACAACAGGAGACGGTGCCGCTGCCGCGTGCGCGCCCGCCGATTGCCCCCGTGCCTATGCCGGGGCGGCCGCCGATGATCGACATGGTGGCTGATCCAGATCAGATGATCGGCCTCGGCAACGGCGTTGGGTTCGGTCCCAACTGGGACGCGCTCAATACGCTCAAGGACATCTCTGCGGGCGTCTATGACCGCCCTGCGCCGCCAGTGCCCATGCCGGGCCGTCCGGCCTTCCCCGGCGGGCCTTCCGCTCCTGTCCCGATGCCTGGTCGCCCTAGCGCCCTCAACAGCGTAGCGCCGCCCAGCGTTCCCGCGCCGCGCAATGACAGCGCTCCGGCGCAGTCTGCCCAACCGGCTCAGGAGATGGTGCGCCTGCCCTCTGGCAAGATGGCCCCGCTCGGCACACAGGTGAACCCGGCAACGGGCAACACCATCACCATCTCGCGCGGGCCGGATGGCATGGGCGTGGTCAAAATCCACCGCTCCGGCTTCATTGACATCGGCAGCGAAATGAACGCGCCGACACTGGCCGGAGCCTTCATCCGCTCCAAGATACCGGAAGCGGCTCAGTCGGCGGTCCAGAATTTCGGTCCCGCGATGGACAATGTGAAGTCCTCTGCCGTCAACGCGATCAATACCGTTGCGCC